TTTCTACTCTAGCTACCATTACGCTTTACTTTTTTCTTCTTAGTCTTTAGCACCGACTGTATAGTCTTTGCTTGTTTCGCGTGAGTCTTTGACGCTTTACTTAGACCCTTGGCTACTTTCTTTAATTTGTTTTGTATTTGTCTAGTCATTTTTTCTTGGTCGCCCCCTTTTTCGCTTCGTGTTTGGCTCTGAGTTCTTGCTTTGCCCTTTTTGCGATGGCGGCTTGCCTTGGCTTTCCTGCGACTTTGGCTCTTTGCTCCACCACAGTAAGGATTTGAATCTTCCTAGCATACGGCTTATTGATGCGCTTAACCTTACGAGCAGTTGCTTGGGCATCTGCCACAGTGGCAAATTTAATAGGGACTGTATCTTTGGGGTTTTCATCTGTGTATAATCTCCTGTCTGATCCTTTTGGCTTCTTACCTGTTCCGACTTTGGGGTCTCTCTTTTTCATTTCTTTTTCTTCTTCTGTCCGTTTCTTGCTCTGTTCTTCGATGGGCTTTCTAACCTTGTGCCATCTTTGTTTGAGCCACCTTTACTTAACATCTTATTATGTGACACATCTTTACCTTTACGACTGATGCCTTTTTTATCATAGGCTCTCCTAGCACGTTGACGCTCCATCCTGTCAGGGTGTTCACCACGCTCTTTCTGTTTCTTATATTCTTTCTTGTAGGGTCTAGGTGATTTCGTGTACGGCATCAGTTACTCCCATTGTATACGCACTCTATGACCGCGCAGTGTCTACGACACAAACCACTAGGTCGTGCGTTCCATACGTCATTATCATGTGCAACTTGCATACGATTAAAACTAGCTAACCACTTATCCCATAGGTCTGTCAACATATCTGTTGTATATTTTGCTTTTATAAACTTGTTCGCTACAACAAACAACAAAGCCGCGTTGACTTGTTCCACAGCAGGGAAGTGTTTAAATGTAGCCATAGCCATAAGCTCCAGTTGTCCTTTGTCTGCATACTCTGCACTTCGTCCAGTTTTATAGTCTACCACCCATGCTTTCGTGTCGTCAACTATTACCAAATCTGCTATGCCACGCCACCACACGTTTTTGTCCTTGAATGTGCAAGGCTCAAGATCTGCGGTCAAACCCATACGCATCTCTGTAAACTTGTTACCCTGCTTACGTTCAAGTGCCTCCAGGGGGCCTCTGAGAAAGGCAAACTTATCTGGTATTGGTGTACCATCACTTATAAAGTCCTCCGCTACAGCATGTAACTCTGTGCCATAACGCATAGCTTCTGTGTATGGCTCTTTGTAGTCTTTTGCTATCTTCATGTGGTAGAACTGCTTGGGGCATTGTTCAAATGCCTTTATTCTACTGTATGACCACGGTGCTACGCTCAATCGCATTCTCCATAAGATTTGCCTGTTCCCGATTCACAATCTATCGGTAGACCCTTTGCCCATTCTGGTGGTGTCCGCATACATTCTTCGACGTATTTTTGCGCCTCTTCCACCTCTTCGTCCTTGACACAACACGCAATACTGTCATGTACTGTCAAGACAACTCTATACCTCTTTGCTATTTGTAGCATTTGTTCTCCAATTATGCAACGAGCTATGGCTTGGCACACATTCTCTATTATCTTACCGCCATATATCCGCACACGACCACGCCTTGTCTTATAGTCAAACTCCACACCTTTATCTGTCGTAGTGAACTGTAAATCGTCATAGCGCAGATGCAGTCCAGAGGGCAGAACTATCCTGTCATCTTTCTTGCCATCTTCTACACTCAAGACCCCCTTCTTACCAAACGTGTTACCATCTTTCAGGAACAACTGAGCATCACGCCACAGTTTATTTATCTTGTGATTTGTTTCTCTGTATATCTTTATTACACGTCGTGCTTCATGTAGCTCCATGTCAAAACCAAATGTCTTGAGTTGGTCTTGGAACTTCTGCGCCCCCATGCCATACCCTGCACCCAATATTGTGGTCTTACCTACAAACCTCTGGTCTTTTGTAATTTGGCTCTCTGCTACACCATATATTTTTGATGCCATTTTCTTGTATACATCTTCGCCCTTGGTAAACGCTTGGGTCAAATCGTCTTGTTCGGCAAGCCACGCCAACACCCTTGCCTCTATCTGTGCTGAATCCGCATCTATTATAGAGTATCCTTGTGGTGCAATTATGCCACGCTTTAGCATGTTTGCGTTCGCTCCACGACTAGGTAAATTCTGTAAATTTATCTTATCATCACCGCCCCAACGTCCTGTGTGAGCCGCGTAATACCTAACAGGCACAGGTAATAAGCCACGTTTGGCTATGTCGATGAACCTTTGTGTTCGTGTTTCTTCAAGTGTGCTTTTATTACCCAACCTGGCTGCAACAAGTGATTGAACCCTTACGTCCTGATGTGTTAACAGGTGTTTAAATCCTTCGTCTGACTTCGCAAAAGCCCATGTTTCCTTACCCGTAGTGGGGCTTAACTTCTTAGGAGGTGATACTCCAAACTGTTGCAGCTGCAGCGCGAACTTGTCGTTACTCATTAAGTCTTCTTTAGACACACGAGCATCCATCAAAAGTTCTTCTTTACGTTGACGTATTTGGCTGAGATGATCTTCCAGTAAATCTAGATCCAGATCCAAAACAGGCTCTACAAACATACGTAGTGATATATCAATAAGTTTAAGTTCTTTTATTGGAAACCCTTTTGCCATGATTGTAAACAAGTCGTATGTCAAGTCCACATCATTGACAGCATAGTCGCCCAAACGTCCTAGTTCTTCATCGGTAAGATCTTGTCTGTGTTTATCAAGGGTGTTCTGTATCTCGTCACCCTTTTCGCCCACGCCATATCTTTCCGATAGTGCTTTCAACGAAACACTGGCTTCAACTCCATCTACGGCTCTCGCTATACAAACTGTATCAGTATAAGCACGAGGTTTAATATTAAATATCCAAGAGAGGATAGCACCATCAAACATAGTATTGTGAGCCAATACCATCGACTTACTCCAGTTGTACTCTTGTAAGAATGTCTTAAGTTGTTCCTGTGTACCACTTGCCCACTCCGTTTCTCTGTTGTTTACTTTTATAGCGACCCCAAGCACTTCAAACCTAGGGTCGCGTACATATTCTTCTGTCGTCAGTTTCTTTAGAGAATACTCCTTGTTGTAGTATGTTTCAAAATCAAGAGTGATTAAGTCCACGATTCTTCTCCTTTACAGCACATTCGTATTCGATACCAACGTACGCCATATTATCCACATAGTGATCTTTCTTCAACGGACTTGTCTGTCGCCTTGCTAACTTCGTTGCCTGGTGTACCAGAGTAATGTCTCTCGCTGTAAGACGTTGTCCTGTGATAGCATTATAAATACGAGCGATGTGTTCGTGGTTGTCCACAGCATCACCGTAGTCTTTGTTACGATCTGTTGCTGTAAGGCTTGACGCTTCACCAAGTAGCTGACAGCGGACAGGTGGTTTGGACTCTGCTATGATAACTTCTTTTGGTGTACCTGACTGGTTGATTATCTTTAGGGCATAGCCGTACGACACTTTACACGCCTTTGCTACTTCTTTGGGCGTTGCAAGCCTATTCTTGAGTAGATATTTCCATACTCTTTCTTTCTTAGCACTTTTACGCATTTTGTTTTCTCCTCTTCTCTTATTTGCTTGATTAAAAAATCTCTATGTAACTTGGCATTCTCACGTGCCTTTTGTAATCTCAGGTTTGAAGTGACGTACTTGTCTTATTTTGTCGTCTCTGGGTATTGGTTTTAATTTAAATCTATCATCTGTCATTTCATAAACTCTGGTTTTGGTAATGGTATTCTAACCTCCTTTATGAAGTTGTCTACCTCTACACAGTTTGCTTTTCCGATTATTGGGTCACGTACTTGGTATAGGCTCTGTGCTACATACATGCACGTTTCGTGATCGTGGAAGTGAACCCTACCCATTTTTATGTGGTGGTCTGTAATATCTGGAACTAATAATAAATGCAACACATAGTAAGTTGTTTTCATGTCTCTCTCTTTCTCTTTAGTTGCCCCCCTTCTGTGAGGGGGGTCTAAGTTTTTACATGCTCTACCATGATGAAGTCACAGAGCAGGATATAAACTCATATGAGGTGACCCTGCCTTCATCGCAGTGGATTTCGATCTTATGAGTAATCAACGCTCTCACTGCTTACGTCCTACCAAGACAAAATAATCAGAAAAAAAACTTGGTAGATTATTCATATTGGACTGGAAAGTCCATTTCTATTTGTTCTGATTGTGTGTCTATCCCTTTTAGTATGTTCTCTATATCCATCATATTATCTTCGTTAACAACACAGGCTATACCTCCCGCTACACCTATGTCTGATAAGTTCTTATCCTGCAATGCAGTAGGTTTGTTTTTCCCAGCCTTGCACTCGAATGCAAAGAAGTTACCTCTATAACACCCTACTATGTCAGGCACTCCGCTACGTCCGTACCCACCTGTAACTGGGTAGAAGTAATATGCCCCCAACTTCCTAAGTTGTTCGGTTACTTTCTTTTTTACTTTTGCTTCTGGGGTCATTGCCATCATGTCTTATCCTTCCAAAAAACTGGTTTCAAATGTGGGCAACTCGAAAGTCACCCACACTATTTAGCTTAGTGGTTCACTAACCTCTTTTACATAAATATAAAACTCGCTATCGCTTGCTCTATACCCTATCTCCGAATTGTACGCTAACATGGGTTCAAGCATCATCAGCACTGCCAACTTATCTCGAACCCACTTAGGTAGATCGTCTACACTGTCATACCACTCTTTTAATTCACTGTCAACACAATACATACCTAAACATAACACATGAACTCTTTTCGTATTAACATCTATCTTTACTTGGTATAACGTGTAATCCTGTGTGTTATTGTATGACATAAAACATATTGTCTCCTGCCTTGTAGCCCACGTCGTCAACAAAACCCTCGTCCTCTAACACGTTAAGAGACATTACCTTACCCTTAATATTTTCAGGGAGCGTTGCAGTAGAGTACTCCTCGCAAGGTAAATCAGCCCACGTTCCTGCATAGTTGGCATCTTTCGTACACACGATGTAGGTCTCGTTACCCCACTTCATGTAAGCATAAACAAAATACAGATTGAGTTTCTTTTGCTTATCCTCAAACCACTCCTTGCGTTTGGCAACCATCTCTAACACGTTATCATGCAGTTCTTTGTCTAAGAATGTATGCCCATTCTCTACTAAACTTACCAACTCAAGTGCCATCT